GATATAGACTTAGTTGACTATGGATTAATCTTTAACCCTCATGGAGTTTATTACATTTGGGCTACATTGCAAGGTGGTAACATGACAGATAAGGAGGACTTAACTATTGATGCTACCATTTACACTTGTTACATAGCAACCTTTGAAAGGGTGTTTATTGGAGGAATCATTGAATGCCCAACGGCTCAAAGTATAGAGATATGAAGATAACATATAGCGATACAGGTTTTAGTCAATTTAGTTTTAAATACTATTACATACCATGATCTTAAACATCATTCTAATAGCGTTAATCTGCAACGGGTTATCCATTGCAACTAATGAACGCATGATCCTGTATAAGGTAGATATATGGTTAGAGTCTAAGTTACCTATTTGGATTTACAAACCTTTACTAGGGTGTGTTAACTGCATGGCTTCAATATGGGGAACGGCTATACATTTTTACATGGGAGGCTCTTTACATGATTGGCCTATTGTTATTATATCGGCCATATTTGTAAACGGGCTATTTGCTGAACTATTTAATAAACTAACAAGATGAGTTATGGGATTAGAAAATGCAATATATACTTTAGATAAGATACGATGGTTTTATAATATGTCAATGGCTCAAACAAATAATAATGAAATATCTTCTAAAAAACTAACCATTTTCTTTGTAGAAATAACAATACAAATATTAAAGGAAAATCATTGTTTTGAAGATAGTATTTTGGATTGGGAAATGGCATTAAAAAGTATTGACGAAATAATATAAACAAGATGATAAAACTAGGAAGGTTAAAGTTATACTACGATATAAGTGCGTGCTATCAAAAGGATTATATCTTCTTTGATTTCTTTGCATTTGGAGTTGATATAGACCGTGAGCAAAAGTTTGTAAACATTAAACTATTGGTATTAGGTATCAATTTAATTTTAGAAGTAAATGTGGGTAAGTCAAGCAAAACTAAACAAGCTAATTAAAGACGAGTCCGATAAGAAGGTAGAGGAATTACTACCCGAATTGGAGAAGCGTATTTATGCTGGTATTGAGTCAAGCCGAAAGGTGGAATGGAAAAACAAATGTGAGTTCCTATTCCATCACGAAGGCCATGACTATTTCAAGTATAAGACAGCCGAGAATGTACATATAAAAAGGTTCGAGCAGTCAAGTGCTAACCTATTGTTATTAAGTGCAAGGCTAGACCATGATGAGTTAAAGCGATTAGCCGAGATAGGTAAGAAGTCTTTGGAGAAGGCAATGAACAGCGTTCAACAAACGAATCGAATTGAAGGGGTGAGTGTAGCGTTATGGGTATTTGAGGAATTAGAACTAAGGAGAAATACTTTAATGTTTCACCCGGATATTATGGTAGAGTTGTTAGCCTTAAATATCATAAGGGATGATGAAGACCCAAAGACAATAGACGAGGTTATCCATGCTGAAAAACTTTTGTTATTTAAAAGCAAAGGAGCTGAGATACCTTTTTTTGTAGAAGCCTCCTTAAAAGAATACTTGCCGAATTGGAAGGAATTAGTATTAAGTATCGCAAACTCTTGGGAGTTGCACAAGACCCAAGTACAAGTAGCGAAGGAGGCATACGAGAACATTTATACCGAGTTAAAGTAAGAAATTATATAGACAACTTTCAAAAAGAATTGCTATATTTGTCAAACGATAATTACGATCAATATAGACAACTGTATGAAGAAGGAACGGTTAAAGATTGGTTAATGTTATTACGACTTAAGGTCGAGAGGTTACAAAGAGATAAGGATAAGCAGCCCCAACAGCAAGCAAATAAAAAAAAGTAAATGGCTGCTGATACTATCATAATTAAATACCGTGCTGACACTTCAAAGTTCAGCCAAGATACAAAAGCCTTAACAGGTGATTTAGTAAAAGTTGGGATCGCTGGGGATAATGCCGGGGATAAAACGACAGCCTCATTTAATAAGGCGGCTCAGGCTATCAATAAAACGGATAAGCAAACTAAGCAAACAACAGGGGCTTTTAATGGTATGGCTTCCAGCCTAACAGGAATAGCGGCTTCATTAGGGGTTGCTTTTGGAGTTCAACAGATTATTCAATTTGGCAAGGCAAGTGCTGAGGCTTTTATAGATGCTGAAAAAAACGCACAATTATTATTGTTTGCTTTAAAAGGAAACGAAGCGGCACAAGGTAGGTTAATGGCTCAGGCAAGTGAGTTACAAAATACAACTATATTTGACGATGACACCATCCAACAGGCTCAAACATTCCTAGCGAATCAAGGTAGAACAGAGGAACAAATAAAGAAAGTAATTGACGCAGCGGTAGAGTTAAGCACTGTAACAGGAGTAGACTTAAACACGGCTGTAATGCAATTAGATGCAACCTTTGAAGGGAATATAGGTAAGATGGGTAAATTGGATAGTGCCTTTAAGGGATTGACAAAAGAGCAACTAGCCAACGGGGCGGCGGCTGACTTGTTAATCGAGAAGTACGGAGGTACGGCAGTTGCAATGGGTGAAACAACGGCTGGTCAGGTAGCGAAGTTAAAGAATAGGTTTGGAGAATTACAGGAAACAATAGGCGGTCAATTAGTACCTTTATTAAATGGCTTTTGGGAATCTGCACAAGGTTTAGGTAGAGGGGATGTATTAACATTCTTAGAAAATACTTTTGCAGGTCAGGTAGTAACGGGAATAAGGGATATGATAACGGGGGTCGATGACTTAACCGAAAGCATGACCGACTATGAGAAGTCAGTTATTAAAGTATCGTTGGCAACGGATGAGGAAATCACGGCACAATTTGAAGCCTTAGGAGGTGCTACTAATGCAACTGCAATGGAGTTTAAAAAGTTTGCAGATGAGATGAGGCAAGGTGTTTTAGTTCAAACATTTGAAGACTTATCAAAGGTATTAGAAATAAACAAACAACAATTTAAGCAGTTAACAGACTTAACCGATAAGTATGGAGTAAGTGTAAGGGTAACGGCTGATGCTATCTTAGAGTTAAAGAACGCAAGTGATGAGGACTTAGAAACAACCTTTTTAAATGCTAAAAAGTTTTTGAATGTAACCCGTGAAGATTGGGATAAATACATAGGTAAGATTAAGGAGGTTAAGCCATTACATGATGACATTGCAAAGTCAACTGAGGCAGTGGTCGGGCCTTATGATAAATTGAACAATCGAATATCTGCCTTAAATAAAATAATGCTGGATAACATCGTGCTTGGTAAAGACTATACTAAGCAAGAGATGGAAATAATTGACTTAATAAAGCAACGTGATGAGGCTAACCAAAAGTTAAACGCTTCAATTACTTCTACCAATGCGTTAATGCGTGAAAACAATCAGATAGTTTTATTAAACACTGAGGAAACAAACATTAACTATGAGGCTATTAAAAAGCAAAACGATATTAAGTTAGCTGGTATCTTAGCAACCATGCAGCAAACGGATGCTAATGCCAACTTCATAAAACAAATGGAAAGGGATGCCGAAATATATGGCGAACTTTCTCAATTAGCTGGAACGTTTAACGATGCGTTAACTAATATCTTTGGGGATGCTGCTAAGAATAGTGCAGTCTTTTTAGAGTTTCAAAAGGCTATTGCCATTGCTGAGATTGCTTTGTCATCAGCCCAAGCCATTGCCTCAGGAATAGCGGCTATTGCTAAAGGCGATCCTATAAGTATTATTAGTGGTATCACTTCGATCACGGCTGGTATTGGTAACGCTATCGGAGGACTTATTCAACAAGTAAACGCATTGCAAACCCCAACCCCTCCACAATTCTTTGATGGTACTGATTACTTACAGCTTAACGGCAACCCAAAAGGAAAAGATACGATACCTGTAATGGCACATGAAGGGGAGGCAATTATACCAACGGATAAGAACCTAAGCGAACCCGGATTAGCAAATGCATGGATTAACGGCAACTTAGATAAGTACGTTATTGATAAATGGGTAAGCCCTGCTTTAATGAACCAAGAACGTGAACATAAAAAAGAGTTTGCCGAAAACATAGCGGCTTCAATGTTACTTCAATCAGGGTCGTCTTTTGATGATTACAGGCTTTATAGATTAGGCTTAGACCAAGTCAATTTACTTTCACAAAACAATAAGTTATTAGGTAAGGTTATGCAAACTAAAAACCCTTGGGCGGTATGATAAGAATATTTTTGAATGGTTCTTTGTGTACTGATAGCCCTAAAGGATTAGATGACCTAGTAGAAGAACTGACATTAAACTATGATTTGCACGGCTATCTTTACCAAATTAAAGGGTCGATAACTTTTATAGGAAGCGATTACGAAACTATACGAGCCTTATATGATTCTGATTATTGTCAGGATTTAGATTTAGACATTCAAATAAGCGAAGATTTCGGTGCAAGTTATAGAAGTATAGCCAAAGGGATTATTAAACTAGCCGGGGTTAAATGGAATCAGTTGGAACGAATGGCCGAATGCCCTATTACTGATAATAGTTTTTTAAGTAAGATTAACAATAACAGCGAAATAGAATTTCAATTAGGTAGAACGGGTGGTAACTTATTAAGTAAGAATGGGGTAGATGTTCAATATAAGTTTGTAGCCCATGATAACGTACAAATGTTTTCACCTTTTAGGGGTAGATACTTTATAGCGGAAGCCAACTTTAACAAAACCGATCCACCTTTTGCAGCAAGTGAAGGTGATGACTTAGTAGATATTAGACCTTATGGAAGAAATGGTATATTCATTTACGATGCTTTGAATATGCTTATAGCTATGATGACTGATGACGAGGTGGATTTTGAAAGTGATTTTTTTACCTATGATTTAGCAAGTCCAAGTACATATAGAGAAATAGCCTTTGCGGTTATTATGTCAGGGCTTCAATTAAGGAATGGAACGGGCTACCCTACAATATCATTTAGAGATTTCTTTGATGACTTACATAAACTTTGCAATGTTTACTTTAGCTTAGAAGTATCTAGTGCAGGTAAGCCTGTTATAAGAGTAGAACGGGAGGACTATTTTAGAAGTATAAACAGTGATGTTTATTTCGATAGTGTAAAAGGGTTAGTAGAATATATTGACCTTTCAAAGATTTACAGCAAGGTTGTTGTAGGGTGCAGCCGTGATGGAAGTAATAATTTCCCGATAGGCGAAGTGCCTTTAGTTCATCATGTACAAGAGGAGTTTCCATTATCCGGCAACTGTAATACCCAAAACGAATTAGACCTAAGATTAAGAAGGTTAATAATAAACACTAACACCATATCACAATCTTTGCCTCCTATAAGTGGGTATAATGGAAGTTCGACAAAACGCAAATACACTACGGAGCAAACACAGGCAGGAGGGCCAAGCAACCAACAAATAACCGATACAAGTGGAACGTTCCAAGAAAGTTTAATAGGTAGTGGGTTCTTAATTAGAAACGTGTTAAGCGATGAATATTCATACGTATCTTCGGTAATTGATAATGATAATATTTATTCATTCGATGAAATCTTTATAGTTGACAATACGGGCTTAGTTAAAAATTATGAAATATTCACCCCATCTGATGACAGTTCATTAGATCAAGACGTATTTTTAATTCAATGTGATAGAAGTACATCGAGTGCAGGAACGGCTTATGCTTTTCAAACATTGATAGACCCACCAAGCGAATTGTATTATTATAACGATGTTTATGCAAATTGGAGGGTAATAGAAAGGCACTTAGGAAACGTATGTCAATCGGTAGTAAATAATTTCTCAGATGGTAACGATCAGTTTTTAAGTGAGTTAACAGTCGATCAAGTATTAGATAATACGACTTACTTTAAAACGGTACCTAACGATCAATACAGGAGAATAAGATTTAACGATGATAGTTCAGCCCCTAACTTCGATACGAATGGAAACTATGATGCTGCAACGGGAGAATATACGGCTATCCAAGATGGATATTACCATGCTTATTGTAGTGTAAGAGTAAACAATAGCAGTGGGGCAAGTGGGTTCTCTTATGACTTTACCCAGCAAGTTGAGTTAGTTCAAGTATCAGTTAGTGGAAACATTATAGCAAGTGAAAGTGCAGCCGTAACTATTTTAGATTTAAGTTCATATACGTTTGTTTTAGATAGGACTTTTTATATGAGTGAGGGTGATACGCTAGGGGTATATGTTAAAAAACCTTTCGGATTAAATGGATTATGGTTAAACCAATACGTACCTTTTAGTGAGTTCGATGTTTTAGGAATTGCTTATGGAGTTGTAGGTAGTACCGGGCTATCATTCTTTGGAGTGGATGCCTTATATAATGGAGGTGGTTTAGTGCCTACGAATGAATGTGAGGAAGGTAGGCTATTGGTAGGTGAATCAACTTTGTCGGTCAATCGTGATGTATTTGATAGTGTAATGCAATACCCATTTAGATATTATCATACAAATGATGGAAGTGTTAATTACTTTAGCGGTTTTATTGAAAGTATTAGCAGGGGTTTATTAAGTGGTGAAACTGCATTGAAACAATTTAGGAAAAAAGGAGGAGTTTAATTATCTTTGCAATATGGCACAGGAAACAATAGTTTTAGTATCTAATTTATCCGATAAATATTTAACGGCTGAGGATGATATTAACAATAACTTCAATGAGTTATACGCTGCATTGCCTCCAAGTTATACGGGGTCTGATGCTTTAAAATATTTAAGAGTTAATTCATTAGGCACGGCTTTAGAGTGGGCGGCTGTATCAGGTAGCAGTAGCCAAGATTATGGAAGTTTATTTTTATTAATGGGAGCATAATGGCAGTAGTAATTAAAAGTTTAGGGCAAGTAGCCCCTTTAGCTACAACGGAAACGGATTTATACACCGTGCCAACAGCTAGAACGGCTGTTTGTAGTTCTATTGTAATATGTAATAGGGCTAATACCTCTGCTACATTTAGGGTAAGTCATTCAGTTGGAGGTGGTGCAACGGCAACCAAAGACTATTTGTATTATGATGTAACACTTGCTGGTAATGATACTTTTATTGCAACTATTGGTATGACATTAGATACACCCGATAAGATAAGAGTGTATGCTAGTAGTGCTAACCTTAGTTTTAATTTATACGGACAAGAAAATACTTAATCATGGCACAAGGAACGGCAGGACAAACAATACTTAGTAACGAAATATCATTTAGTGATAGTGCAAACTTGGATGCATTTAGTAGATTAAGGGTATCAAATCCCCTTATTTTATTTAATTCTCAATTTACATACGATTTAGCTCCAATTATTTTAGAGCAAATTACCAACGGTACAGGTGCTACAATTACACATGACTCTACAAATAGACAAGCTTTAATGACTTTTAGTTCTACACCTACAGGTGGGAAAGCTTATATGCAGAGTTATGAATACCTTCCTTATCAACCGGGTAGATCTCAATTAATATTTCTTACTTTTAATATGATAGCTGGTGTAGCTGACACATTAAAATTTGCAGGATATTCTGATGGAACTAATGGTATAGAATTTCAATTAAACGGAACAACACCACAATTTGTTGTATATTCAGCTAGTTCATCAGGTAATGAAACTGTAACTCAATCATCTTGGAATTTAGATAAATTAGATGGTACAGGTACAAGTGGATTAACTTTAGATGTAAGTAGAACTCAAATTTTAGTTATAGATGTACAAGCTCTTTATGTAGGAAGAGTAAGAATAGGATTTGATATGGGTGGAGAAGTAATATATTGTCATGAATTTCTTCATGCTAATTTATTTAGTTCACCATATATTCAAACAGCAAATCTTCCTGTAAGATGTGGTATGACTTGTACTGGAACAGTATCTACAACAATGAATTTTATTTGTGGTGCTGTTATTTCAGAAGGTGGTTCGGAAGATATAAATGTATTTGGATATACATTTCAACAAGACTCAGGAGCTATTAGTGTAGGTACAGGTGGGACTCATATGTTAAGCCTTAGACCTAAAACAACATTTAATGGAATATCTAATAGAACAAGAGTAGCATATATAGATGTTGAGATTTACAATTCAGGAAATCAAGCTATTCAATGGCAGCTTTGTATAGGACAAGCCATATCAGGAACAACTGCATATAATGCTGTAAATAGCACATACAGCAGTTCTGAATATAATATACTAGGAACTCTTAGCGGAAGTCCTGCTATAATTATTGATGGTGGGTATGTTGCTGCATCAGGTGGCGCAAAAGGAGTTACTAATACAGCTATTATATCACGTTATCCAATTACTTTAGATGCAGCAGGATTGAAAAGATCTTTAGGTACTTTAACTCTTAAAGCTACATCATTAAGTGGTACACAAGTAGTTTATGCATCAATTAAATTTAGAGAAATAAGATAATATGGCACAAGGTTCAACAAAAGGAGTTCCAATAGATGTAGACGTTAATTTAGCGGCTAACAGCGATGAAATGGTAGCAAGTCAAAAGGCTACTAAGGCTTATGTGGATAATACAGTAACAGAAATAAATACTAAAGTAACACAATCAAACGTAAGAAGAATTATAAGACGATGAAACTAACAACTACAAACGACATACTCCAAATAGTTTTAGGGGGATCGGTTACAACTAACCAGCTTCAATGCGTAACCTCGTATAAGATATTTACAACTTCGGCTACCACAGATGGAAAGGTAGCAATTAACACAAACAATACTACCGATGTAGCTTTAGCAGGTGCGCCTTCGAGTGGTCAGGTTTACGACATTCAAAATATAAACGTTTACAATAATGATACGGTAGCCCAAACGGTTACCATTAAATTGGATGTAAGCGGAACAGAAACGATACTTTATAAAGGAGTAATAGGTATTGGCGATGTAATAAGCTGGAGTGGTGAGGGTGGATGGAAAAATACCACTAATAATATTTTGCCTTTATTAAACAATAGGAAATGTGTAACAGGTGCTTTATATGAAACATTTGACAGGGATTTATGTGATGAAGTAATTAGCGTAGTACTTGCAACAGGCCGATTAAGTTTACAGGCTATTTATCTACCAGCAGGAACTACTATTAATTCGATTAGTATTTGGAGTGCAAGTACGGCAGCAGGTACACCTACTAACCAATTATTTGGATTGTATGATATTAATTTAAACCTATTAAGATCAAGCGTAAACGATACAACAACAGCATGGGCGGCTAACTCACGTAAAACATTAGCCTTAACAAGTGCATTTACTACTACTTATTCGGGACTTCATTACTTAGGATTAATGGTAACGGCTACCACAGTGCCTACTTTAAAAGGTAATACTACTAAAACCGGTGGGCAATTAAACGCAGCATTACCAACTATGGGAGGCTCTTCAACATCAGGTTTAACAACAGCATTACCAGCAACGGCAACTGCAATAAGCGGAGGTACAAGTTCGTTTTGGGGATGCGTAAGCTAAAAAAATATGGCAGCAAACGATATAATATATTTACCAAACCAACCAATACAAATGTACTTGGTTAATCCTACTTCAACAGAAATAGAGGAAGGTTATACATCATGGGCAACTACGGCCTATCATAAAAGGCAAGGGGATTGCTATTTTTATGGGTTAGATTATTGCACCCCTGTAAACAAAGCAACGGATAAACTACAATTTCAGTTTAAAGCAAAGACTACAGGGGCAAACTTAGTGCTACCTTTATTCAATCCTTATTTAACAGGAACTAATACGAGTGTAAGTGCTGGTAAGTTAGTAGATAGCGGCAACCCATTTGGGTCGGTAGATATTAACGAATTAGTAGTAAACACAACTAACAATACAGGAACTTATGTGAGTAACGTAGATAGCGCAAGTACGTTATCAATGGAGCAAGATATATTCACGGCAACCCCACGCAACTATTCTATTTATTCAATCATAGTAAATGGGGGATTTAGATATTTCCCGGCTACCGATTTATTCACAGTAAGCACGGCAGGCGGTGGTTATTATGTAGAATATACGGGTGTATTAACCATAGGGAATTGGTATAAGATCACAATAAACGTAACTGACATAACGGCTGGTAGCTTATATATAAATGTAGGTGGGGTTGTTTGTGCAACCATTACAAGTGTAGGTGAGCATACTGTATATGGGCAAGCAGATAGTACCGATACTTTTTTAGTACAGGCTTCAAATACTTTTGTAGGTTCTTACGATGGATTAAGTTTGGATGTAAGGGAATTAGTAACAGATTACTCGGTAGTTTTATTTGATAAGGAAACAGAGTTATTTGTAGATTATATTTCTTGGAGTGAAACAAGCGACAGCTTAACCATAGGTAATATCTTTGTTAACTTAAATTGGAATGCAGATACTTTGAATCCGGCTTGTGGCAACTATGTAATAGGTGTAACGGATGCGGCAGTATGCGAGGGAAACATAGTAGCCAATAGCACATTTGCAACTACTGACGATTGGACTTTGGATGCAGGTGTAACAATAGTAGCAGGGTACTTAGTTTTTCAAGGAGTAGCAAGTACCGATGGGGCGGTAGGTGCTTTGAATTGTGATATTAAAGCAGGTTTAGAATATACGGTACAATGGGATATAACAAATAGAAGTGGAATCCAAACAGGATCGTACTATATTGAAACGGCACAAGGTATCATTAGCCCGTCTTATAGCTCAGCTGCTCAGGGTACGGCAACCATATCATTTACATTTACGGCAAGTGCAGATAGTTCAACTATAAGCATAATTGTAACAGGGGCGGCTGCTACTTTTAGAATAGATAACTTTACAGTAACGGCAACGGCTGACGCTATCATTACTTCGATGGATGGATTAAGCGAGTGCCTTTGTGTATGTACTAATGAGTGTACAGCTTTAATTCAATACGGATCAGATAGGCCAACTTTTGGAAGTTATTTCGATGGGACTTTCACAATGAATTACAGGGTATTTGGTAGAACTAGAAACGCTACTTTAAACGATATAGAATTTAGCCCGTTTAAGAGTTCATTAGATTCACAGGTTCAGCCTTATAACAATCTTGGAAGGGGTGAGGAGTTCGCTACCCAGCCTATGCCAGAGTATGCACATGATATACTAGGAGTTGCCTTATCGCATCCAACCTTAAAGATAAACGGTATTAACTATACACGCACGGGCGCATACGCACCTGATTGGGGAGATGATGAAGTGGCAAGTGTAGTGGTAAACGTAACTAAGAAAAACCAAAAGTATCTAAGGAATAACTATTAATGCCAAGCGAAAACGAGATATTAAAAAAGAAACTAAAGAGGCTGGAAACAATACCTGCCGACTTTGTTAATACTATCCCAGCATCCGAAAGGAAAATATACAACGATCTTGTAGAGGCTTTAAAGAAACTTCAATTAGATAGCAACGGGAATGTAATATTGAATGCTGAAAACTATTCTTTAATTGAGGTTTTAGGCAATGACTTTGAGGCGGCTGTTCAGTCATCCGGGTACTATGATAATCTAACGGACTTCATAAAAGAGTTTAACACACAAAAGAGTTTAAACAAGGCTTACTATTCAAAGGCTGTTGAAGGGTTCGAGAATAAAGATGTATTTGATTTAACCTATGAGCAAAGTAAAAAAACGGCAGTAGATATACTTGCTGAAAGTTCAGTTAAAGAAAACCTAGCGATATTTAAAGACAATCTAAACAACGCTATCAGTAACGGGTCTAACATTTTGGATGTTCAACAAATAATAAGCGAAAGCACGGTAGGAACAACGGGCAGCAATGCTAAGTTAGGAATGTTAAACCGATACGCTAAACAGGAGGCAAATGACTTGTTTGCTATTGCAGATCGTAACTATACTACCACAGTTGCTAAAGAGTTTGGGATTGAGTTTTATTATTATGCAGGTGGTGAAATGGATACTACTCGATGCTTTTGTGAGGAAAGGGTAGGAAAGACTTTCCATAAAAAAGAAATAGAGTTATGGGGCGAAGGTAAAACAACGGCAGGCGGTTTAAAGAGTTGCGGCAACCCGTGGCAAGGTATGGCGGCAGGTACTTCAAAAGATACAATCTTCTCTTTACTAGGAGGTTATAATTGCCAACATTCTTTAGTACCGAGGGGAATAAATGAAACACCTATTGATGTAATTGAAAGGGCAATAAGTGAAGGATATGTTAATTTAGAAGATTTACCAGAGGACATACAAAACAAATTAAAGTAATTACCGTATATTCGGCCTATGAGATACACAGCAATAGCAGCATTATTACTTATGGCATCATGTATGCCGGGCAAGTCAGATCAAAAAGTAGATATTACCGTTACTTGTGATAGTTGTTTTGTTCACATTACAAACAATACCAAAGTAGGGGAAACAATGTATCACGAAACAGTTTACTATGGGGATGTGGTAGGAGTTAAACATTTGGAAGCCTATCGGTATTCGAGTGGGTTAAACTGCCTATTAGTTAACTCTTATATTAGTTATTTTTCGGATAATGTTACGATAGTATTCGAGCAAGATGGGGATATTATATGGCAACAAAGCCAACCTCAAAGCACAACGGCATACTGCCAATAAAAAACCTAGCCTTACGGGGCTAGGTAAAAACAAACATAGATGAAAAAACCACGGCTAAGATAATAAATTTTTTTGTTATCTAAAAAATATTTATATTTGTATATTCTTTTCACTATCTAGTGGGCTTGCATCCCATCCAAACTGCTAAAGCTGTGGTTAGTCGCACCAACAAAAAGACAATCAAACTTTTATTAACCTTTTAATTTTCTCAATATGAGTATAATTAACGATTGTTTAGGCGACTTAGGAACTTATGTAAGTGATCTTTGTGGCAACGATCTTATTGCTGGTATCTCAGCTTTTGCTATTATAGACCAAGATAATACCTTCACCGATTACAGTGATGCTACTGAGTGGACAACTAACATTGCCGCTAACTCAGCATACATTATCCGTGATGGTAAAGGAACTTATGCCGATGCTGCCGCTATTATGGTAGATAATTCGAGAGCAAACGGAGCTGATCAGCAACTAAGAGGAATGAACCATACTTTCACTTTTTTAGACCCTAACGTTAGCGGAAATAACGATACATTTTGGAGTACTGCCAATGGCCGTAACGTTTATATTGCATGGTATAACTTTGAGGAGGATCAACTAATGGTAGTTTCTGACTACTTGTGTACCCTTGTTGTAACCCCTGCTAATGATGATATGGGAACAGGTAACCAAAGATATAACGTATCAATTACTTGGAGAACTAAGCCTGATGGTTTCCCTTCAAGAGTAACTGCACCTGCTGGGATATTTGCATAGTGAGTAGAGGAATTTACATACTATCGCTAGGTCATCCTAGTTATGCTCAATGGGCTGTGAACCTTGCCGCTTCGGTAAAGTATTACAGTCCATTGCTGCATATTACTTTATTACATGATGGTGTTAAATTAATACCTGATGAATTAGGGTTATTTGATTCAGTAGAGCAAGTTGCTTTGTGTGATTATACCGATAAGAAAGGAATGTTTCAGCCCGGCAAAGCAAAGTTAAACCTTTACAAGTATTTTAAACATGATGAAAACTTATTTATAGATGCTGATAGTATTCTAATAAATGAAGTGGATTCGATCTTTGACAAGTGCAAAGACTTAAATATAGGGTTGCAAGTTTACAATACTGCAAACTATAAAGAAGATTGGAAGTGTGTATGGGCTACATGGGAACAGTTAAACGAGTTCTACGGTGTAAGTTCAAACGTACCTGAAATTAATTCGAGTATAATTTATTCAAAGAAAAACAAAGAGGCGGCTAAGTTTTGGAAACAAGCAAGTGCTAATTTCATTGAAAACTTTGAAAGCCTATGGGGAAAAAGATTCCCAGATGAATTAGGATTTGATGCGGCGGCGGCTGTGATCGATTACGAGATTAAGATTCCTAACAGTGGAGATCACTACCCTATATTAATGACAAGCCGTATAGAGAATGAGAACTTAGGAATAACTAAGCTAAAAGAGATAGCCCCTATCATGAGTTATTGGGGTGGTAAAAGTGGAAAGTATATAGCCCATTATCGTAACTACGATTTACAGGCTAACATGATACATAAGAAAATATTAGGAAAACAAAACCCATATAAATACGATCACTTAGTTAAACATAAGTTAGTTGTTTTAGATGGGATAAGACTGAACATTAAACCTCAAATTAAGCGATATGAGTAAAGTTTGTGGGGCTTGTAGTAAGCCTAAACCAAGACCAAGACCAAAGTATTAAACTATGGAAATAGAATTTATCCAAGAACTTGTTAGGCACGCTGCAAAAGAATTGCAACGTAGGAAGCTAGATGACTTTAGTAGGTCGTTTGATAAGTCATACAAATGGGATGAATCGGTTAAGAGCCTACCCAAATTAAACCCTATTTATAAGGATGCTGTTTTGCAGTATCATAAAGTAGCGGTTCATTCAGAGTTAGAAGTTTTCCCTTATGAGATATTAAAAAGCAAAGCACCTAACCAAAGTGAATCGGAATGGGAATATCAAATGGGATTGTATGAGGCTTATACTAATTCAACTTGGGTAAGAGCAAAAGACAAAACAAAGATAATTGCCAACGATCAAAACTACGCTATTGACGGATGGGATGAAACGCAAAAGGAATATTTTTACGAAGATTACCCAGCTTATCATTCTGTAATTGATTACTTTTTTGACATTGTAAGAGATAAAAAAATAGACTATCCTAATGAAGTTTTGGTAATTGAACCAAGATATATTCCCGGATATTACAATGATGAAGATGACTTTATTCCAGACCAATCAGAGTTAATAGAACCTATTGCAAAGATTATAAAGGAGGTTAAAATAGTTGATTACATTGATAATGAGTATTTACTTGTTATTGACGAAACCGATTATGAGTACACTTACGGAGGGGTTAAGTATGAGAATGGATTGTTGTTTAAATTTTACGATAGTGAAAAGATTGTAGAAATTAGACAAACAGGATTCGACAATGACCACTTGCCCGTATTTGAATACGTTGTAGTGTATGAACATAATTGGGGATGGTTGCCAGCAAGGAAGTTACAAGGCAGGGCAGTAAAGATAGATGATGGAAGGATATTATATAACAGCCATTTTGCAGGTGCAATACCTGACCTAAACGATGTTATTAGAATGAGTGCTACTCGTTCAATGAGTATTAATAAGATGGCCTACCCTGTTATTATAGCGGTGGTAGACCCATGTAGTTACCAAGATCAAACCACAGGAGCAAGGTGTAACGGTGGTAGGATTATAAATATGAGTGGTGGTTATGCTACTTGCCCTAGTTGTGATGGAAGCGGAAAGCAAAGCAACCATAGCCCAACGGGAGTATATGAAGTTGTGGCTAGAACTCAAAATGGATTAGGTGATAACATATTACCAATGACTCCGCCTGTTCAATTTGCGGCACCTGACTCGGCCATATTAGACTACTTAGGTAAGATAATTGAGGAAAAAAAGAAATCAGCTTTTGGGCAATTCTTTGAAAGTGAAAAAGCAAATGCAGCAACGGCAACTGGTAAGGAGTTAGAAAAAGAGGAGTTTGTAAGTTTCTTAATTCAGTTTAGTAATGAGTTGTTTGCATTAATGGGATTCACTATTGAGGCAATGGGATGGATGCGTTATGGCACTTCGTTTGTTATGCCTTCGATTACCAAGCCTAAAAACTTCAGTTTAAAAACGAATGCAGATATAACGGCTGAAATATCCGAGGCTAAAAAGAACGGATTGCCAAGCGTTTATGTACAAAGGTTAGTAACTGAAAGTAACAATACAAGGTTCAATACAAGCCCATCAAGCGAGGCTGAGTTAGAATTTATTTATAGAATAGATAGGCTATGGAATAAAGATGACTTACAATCTAGGGCAATGGTAGGCAGTACGGCAGATAAGTTTGACTTGGTAATACATGATTCTATAAGTTCATTCATTACTAATGCTTTATCTGACTATCCAGACTTTTGGAGTAAGGACTACCCAGAGCAAAAGAGTATCATTTATGGATATGCTAATGAGGTGGTAACGAGATTGAACCCGGTAGTAAGTACGGCAACGAGTATATTAGATGCTGCTGCCCAAACTTAATTTGTTAAATTTTTCACAATTAACATTTTGTTATTTGGAATATTATAATTAAATTTGTACAAACATTTTATTATGAGCAACAACGCAAGAAACATTACATTAGTTAGGGTCGATGTAGAAAAAACCCTAAGAGATGGCAAAAAGACATTAAACAAAAGCCTGTTCTTAAAAGAGATTGAGTTTTCAAAGTCGCAAACAAGAAACCCTTTATGGAAGAAAGAAATCGGGAATAAAGGATTGATGTTGAAAGAAGATTATGAAGCTGGTAGATTTTCTGAATATGGATTGATTGAAGATCGTATTTTAGGAAACGACAAAGCGGCTAAACTTGAAAAGGCAAATGCCGAATATCAAAAACAAGTAGCAGAAATGGAAGCTCAAATAGCTGAAATGAAAGCAAAGTTAGACGAACCAAAGAAAGCAAAAACAACTAAAGCAGAATAAATATGTCATTAACAAGCGAACAAAAAGAAATAGTAACACAGTTCTTACCAAGTTTTGAGGTAACAGATGAAACCACAATGGATGATGTTAACGAAGCCTTTGGGAAGACTTATGTTAAAGCAGATATACATGATGCTGAATTAAAAAAGCGTTATGCACAAGCAACGGCAAAGGCTGAAAACAGACTATCAAAGTTGTTAGGGTCGGATGCCAACGGAAAGCAATACGATGAAATGGTAGAACTTTTGGAGGCTAAGATTGCAAACCAAGTAGCAGAAATGGAAACTTTAAAAGAGGCTTCTAAAGGTACAGGTAAAAATGCAGAGGAGTTAATTAAGTTGGCAAATGAAAAAAAGCAACTTGATGAAGCGTTAAAAGAGGCACAAGCTAAAATAGCGGAAGCCGAATCTGCAAAAGAAGGTATATTAACTGAGGCCGAAAAGAAGTATCAAAAGTTGGTATTAGATGGTAAGGTTAACAGCATCTTTGAATCTATTGATTGGGTAGACGGTGTAAGCAAATATACTAAAGGTGGTTTATGGAACGATGAGGTAAACGGAAAGGTTACTTTTGTTGAAGAAGGAAATGACTTGATTGTTTACGATGCTACCGGGGAAAATTGGTTAAAAGATGGAGTAGGCAAAATGACCGCCAAAAAGTTCTTTACTCAATTAGCAGAAAAAGAAAACCTCATTAAAAAGAATGGGGCTACAAATAAGAAATTAGAGAGTGAAAAGAAAGCAGAAGGGCTACCTGCAAGTCAAGCAGCCTACTTAGAGAAGATGCGTAAATTAGCAGAGGCTCAAACAGGTAAGTAATTACCGTTATTTAGTGGGCTAGTATCCCAAAAAATCTACTTAAAACTGTGGTTAGCCATACCAATAAAAAGGTATAAACTGATTATTAATTTTTAATTTAGATTTTTTATGTCAACTATTAGCACATACGTAGCGTGTAATTCCGTACAGGATTCGCTTTTAAACTCATGGGGTTATAATAACCAAAAGTTAGGAAACTTAAACTTAACTCGTTTCCTTTTATCCCCAATTAACAAAAATGACACTATTAATACAGCGATTAACTTCCGTCCAAATGGATTGAGAGATTTCGTTGTTACTTATGGTCAAAGATTAACCGAAGCCGACATTACCAGCGGTGGTCGTATTACTTGTGATACAGGTGATGGAGATGGTATTACTTCAACTATTTACACTATTGACCCTACCGATGGATCGAGAGTAGTAAAGACTTGGACTACCAGCGACTTGCTTTATATGTGTCAAACAAACCCAAGTTACATTGCCGATGAGATCAAAAAAATGATGGACGGTGTACTTCGTAAGTTTGAAACTGATTTAGCAATCTCTATGTTGGCTAACTTTGGTAACTTTGCAAGTGATGTTATCAATGGTGATCCGGCTGGAACTACTACTCAAATTCAAGCTGCTACCAAACTAAGCGGAGGTGGAATTTCTACTGCCCTTTTAGAAACGATTGCATACAACTCTACTGCTAACGAAGATGCTATGAAGCCTTTCGTATTTGGTGGTGAGAAACTATGGAATTATGGAGCTGCTTTAGGAGCTGCTTGTTGTGGTGATCTTGGTATTGATTCAGGTGTTTACGCAACTCAATCAGGTATTAGAATGGCTTTCTCTGATCGTGTATCAATGAATGCTTCTAATGCTGATGATTTAGTGGCTATCGTACCTGGTTCAGTTCAATTACTACACTTTAACGAGTTCATTGGAGCAGATGGAAACATTAACTACATTGACGATGATTCAATTAAGCAAGGTGTATTAGCTTACCCAGATGCAACTATTCCTGTAACATTTGATTACAGAGCAGAGTATTCTTGTAACAATTCTGGTGCTAAAACTTGGACTATTGAACTTGCTTTAAACTATGCTTTTGCTTACTTGCCTACTGATATTTACAAGGCAGGTGACCAATTAGAGGGTGTGAACGGATTGACTTCTTTCCGTATTGTGAACCCATAGTAAACGATGCTTGTTGTGGTTGTTTATCCTGAGAAACGGGGGTGTAAAAAGCCCCCTTTCTTTTAACAAATAAAATATGGATTGTTTAAATAATTTAGTAGGTATTTGGGACGGCTGTACAGCCAAAGAAGACAAGTTATATATTAATGACTTGCCGGGATTTGACTTAAGTGTGCCAGAGTGGCTACAAAAAGAGCAAGATACTAGCCCATTATCATTGCTTGAAAGTATAAGAAATAAAAGTGGGTTGTTTTTAAAGCATGAGATACTAGGAAACCTTAATCCAAGGGTTCAGATGAGTAGTGTGTTATGGAATGGTACGGCAGGGATAGCCGATTTTAACAGGAATGTAAAGTCTTTAGAGGCTTCAAAATATAAAGGGATTCAAATTAGCACGGAGTTATACCCTTACACTGAAATTTATTTAGATCAGATTGCTTTTTTCCCTGTATCGAGTTTAAATGATGTGAATTTTTACGTTTACGATCTAACACAGGGGTTACTTTTAGATACATTTACAAGTGATGTAGTAGGCGGTCAAATAAATTACATAAGAACAGGAAAAACTTACAAGAATAAAGGCCAATATTTGAACTTAGCGGTACTTGTTGACTCAAGTTTAACGAATGTTTACGATGTTAACCCATTTGGGGATGGTTGTAGAACTTGCCATACAGGTTTAAAGCCTATTGGTACTTATTCAAGTGGCAGGGGAGTTAGTATTTTACAGGCTTCGGCTATAATCAATAGTAATTTAAGGGGCGAAAGTGATACGAATGGAATCAGTTTACAGTATTCAGTAAGTTGCGATCATGAGTATTTTGTTTGTTCAATGGCTAATCGGTTTATGCTACCAATGTATTATAGGTTTGGGATTGAATTAATGGATGAGGTTATAAACTCGGATAGATTAAACAGCTATACTACTATTGGATTAGACAAAGCAAGGGCAATGAAAGAAGATTTAATATTGAAGTACAATGATACGATGAAAGGTATAATGCAAAATTTGCACGTACCTAACAATGCGTGTTTTTATTGTACTCCAAACGTAACTATTAATACAAGAATACCATGACAAGTAGGGTAGGTTTTCAAATGTTTGAGGGTACGGGAGGCGGTTCGCCATGCCCTACTATTACAATAGGCGATAATCAAGAAAGTGGGATTGTATTTATAATGGGAATGGATACATTAGTTGCTTTAATTAGTGGAGGTGAACCAGGTTATACAATAGGAACTGTAACAGGTACAGTTCCACCAGGATTTGATTTAGCTGTTTTTGAAAAATCAGGAGAGTATTATGTAATTCTTGATGGCTCTGCTACTACATTTGGTTCTTATACATTCTCTGTAACAGTATTAGATGCTAATAACTGTGAAAGTTCTCCTAGGACATTTACTATTGAAGTATGGGCATATTTTATAAATGATACTCCACAGGTTGTAACTATATTAGACCCTTTTTTAATAACTGTATATGAATTCCCATTAATTTATGGCTCAGGTGTAGCTTTAGATTATATCACTTTGGATTATACAAGTGCTGTCGCATCATTTCCTAATATAGAAGACCCAAATGGTGATTTCACGGTTCATTTATATAATTCTCCTGCAATAGGTGATGTTACTGGTGCTATAATTTATGATATAACTGAGGCATATCCACAGTTTGCCACAGGATCAACTCCATACACAGGAGCATTTATTTCTGGATCAGATTCGTTTACTGAATTTGATGGATCAGATACTAATGGAAATTGGAAAATTCGTGGAGTGAACGGCACTATTAATGCAGTAGGGCTAGTATTTAAACCAATATAAAAAAACCTTATGAAAAAGATTTGGAATAGTTATAAGAAACCAACTCCTAAAAAATGGAGGAAACTAGGCGATAGTATAATGGCTGTAAGTGTATTCATAGGTACGGCTACTGTATCTATTCCTCATGTAGATAAATGGATTCCTTTGGCTTCGGTTATATTAGGAGTTTTTGGCAAATTTTTGACTAACTTTTTTTCTGTTAAAGAACATGATGGAGGAGAAGTTAAATAATATTGAGCAAAAAGTTGATCGTATTGAAAAGGCATTACTAGGTGATGGCTTTGGAAATGAAGGTTATATGCAGAGGTTACAAGATATTGAAAAGCACGTAGAAGAAAACAAGCAAAGAATGTGGACTGAACGTGGAATAATCATATCTTTGAGTGCTATATGGGCATTAGTTGTTAAATTTTGGGATAACATATTTTCTTAATGGAAAAGTACAAACATATCATTCCTCATATTTTAAAGTGGGAGGGCGGTTTAAGCAACGATAAAAAAGATAGTGCTAGTAAGAATCCATGCCCCGTACCTTACAAAGGAGTAAGCGGCTACCATACTAACAGGGGAATAACTTGGACTACCTTTTGCGCTTATTGCAAAGACTATAAATTAGACCCGTTAACTAAGACAGATGAATTTTTTACGATCACTCCTGAGGTGGCAGGTAAGATATTCAAAAGACTGTATTGGGATAAGGTTAAAGCTGACTTTGTAGATAGCGTACCCGTTGCAAATTGTTTAGCACAATGGGCTTGGGGAAGTGGCAGTGCAGGTGCTTGGGATATCTTAATTAAGTACATAAACAGGATAGGTAAGAATGCAGATAAATGGGGAAGTGCTATTGATGTATTAAACGCAAGGTGTAAAGAGTTAGGGGCAAAGCAAGTATTTAAAGAGTTATGCGATTGTCGTGAGGCTTTTTTCAAAGAAATAGCAAAGCCCGGAAGTAACAATAGTAAGTTTTTACAAGGTTGGTTAAACAGGTTAGAATCCTTTAAAAAGTTTAACGAGCCTTTATTTAATTTATAAAACAAAACAAACATGACAGCAAACTACCCAAAAAGCCCTAGTATATTTTGGCTTGTAATCGGATTAATAACATTAGCCGCTTTACTTACTTCATGTGCAACTGAAAAGGCCTGTTCAAAGTATTGGACTGAAAGCCGAAAGGATAGCGTGTATATCCATGATACCATCACAGTACGTGACACCTTAATTAAGATTGAGGAAAGGACTTTAACGATCCATGATACAGTCCCTTGCAATGATTTTGAGATAAACAAAGATTCTAACGGTGTTAAAATTCTGTTAAAGGTAATTAACAAAAGATTAAGTTTAACGGCCACTTGTGAGGCTTTAGAGATACGGCTTCGCTTGTACGACAAGGTAAGGAGTATTTACCGATCCACTGAATTAACAAAAGTAGTAAAGATAAAAGGAGATAAAACTGGGTTTCAAAGGTTTAAAGACTATTGGTTTTGGATAACTATTAGTATCTTAGCGACAATTTTAGCAATGAAGCTGCTAAAAACATACGCTAAATTTAAACTACCTTTTTAATGGCAACCAACAAACAAACAATCGCAGGTAAATTAGCAGAAGAAATCTGTAAAGAGTTTCCAACAAAAGCTACTTTAACATTAGCAAAATTATTGTACGGTAAATATCCACAAAACTTTACTAATGTAGAGGCTGCAAGAACCATGATAAGGTTTTATCGAGGTGAGTTAAAGAGGAGTGTGGTATCTGATAAGATGACCCCACAATCAACTCCAAAGAGTTTAAACGCTTACGAATGGCCTGAAAGCCATGCCTATAAAAAGGAGGCTTTTGTACTTCCAAAGAGTTCTAAAAAGGTTTTATTACTAAGTGATATTCATATCCCTTATCATGATATTCAGGCTATTGATGCGGCTGTAAATTACGGCATTGAACAGGGTGTAGATACTGTTTATTTGAATGGGGATATACTTGACTTTTTTGGTTGTTCTTTCCATGAGAAAGACGCTAGGAAACGTCCTAGAATGAGTGAGGAATTGGAGATGGGTAGGCAGTTCTTAGATAAGTTACGTTCTAAGTTTCCTACTGAGCAAATTTACTTCATTCCCGGCAATCATGAACATAGACTAGAACGCTATTTAATAGTTAAAGCCCCTGAGTTATTAGGGATAAAAGAATTTAAGTTAGATAGCTTACTTCAATTAGGCGAAAAAAGAATCCATTATTTAGACCATAAGAGTAAGGTTTACTTTGGAAAGTTGTTAGTAGAGCATGGGGATAAAATGAAAGGTGCTGGGGGTGTTAATCCAGCAAGGTCATTACTTTTAAAGTTTAAACGTTCAACTATTTGTGGTCATTTCCATAGGACAAGTCAGGCAAACCAAAAGATATACGATGGGGATATACAAATGGCATGGTCAACTGGTATGCTTTGCGAAGATGAGCCTGAATACATGGAGCAAAATGAACATAACCACGGGGCAGCCATCATTGATATATTCGACAATGGTAATTTTAGAGTAGATAATTTTCAGATTATAAACGGCAAAGTTTATTAATATGCTAGTAGCGATAAATGTAAATGAACAAGACGGATCAAAGGCTATTTACAAGGTTAATCCCTTTCACATAGTAAGGTTATGTATGTATAACCCTAAAAACTCGGATGAAGGTACGTTAATTTACATGAAAAACGGGGATGAAATATACACCCCCGATCCATTAGATATTGTCGATATGAATATTATAAGCGTATCAGATAGGTTTGCGGCTGCTATTATGGTTCAAGTTGCAGCTCAGTACGCTAAAATGATTAAGCCACCACGTAAAAGGACTACGGTTAAAAAGTAAACAAATTTGTTTAGTAAATACCAAAATACTTATTTAAAACCTTTCGCATTGATACCCTTTCTTTATCAGAGTAGTATTCATCTAATGCAATCAATTCTTTATTCTTATTTCTTACAATCTTAACGACCTCTATTATTTCTGATTCAGTCATTTTAAGTTCCTTTACAGTCCTGATAAGATCGTATTGGATATAATCTGCATACTCTTTGCCGTAAATTGCGGCAATGCCTTCTAAATACTTTAACTGATTGCCTGATTTATGTACGTTGCAGTATGTATCCTGTATCCAAATATTTTCTAAATGGAAGCGTAATTGAGGTGCTGCCTTAACTGAATGTAGATGCCCGGCTTGTGGTGTCTTATTACCTCTGCAACTTATACACGGATGGCCTTTATCTATTATACGTATTGTTTTGTTTATCTCTTTTTCAAGGTCTTTCAAGTGATCCGTCCTAGTTTTCAATTTCTCCTTTGCCTCTTTTTTCTCTTTCTTTGCTTTTACCTTTGATTTTAAAGCAGCATAATGAGCAGCACAAGTACCAGAGCATACCACTTGGTTAGGTCTGTAAGGTTCAAACCTTAGTTTGCAGTGTAGGCACTTCCTAGTTATTGGCTTCATATGATTATGTTAACGTGTTTAAATACGCTTCAAAGGCTTCTATCATTCCTTCGTTGCGGTTTATCTCAAATACATAGTAGTTTACCCATGAACCTTGAGTGTACGTAATCCCGTTGTATTCAATCATTCTTTGACCTATTCCCATTGCTGTTGAGCCGTCTGACTTTATATCATGCCTCCCGGCTTGTTTTCGGTGGATGAAATCAAAAGTATCAAAAGCGTTTAACTCTAAATCGCTTGGTGTTAGTGGTTTCATTTTTGGGTATTTCTTACCACGTTTACCGTAAATAAACTCTATTTCCTCGTCTTTGTCAACTTCCGTTTTAAAGTTGATTGTCTTGGCTTTTTTTAAGTCCTCTTTTAGCTTAAACATTTCCACAGGCATAGGCACTGCTTTTGTTAAGTCCTCTTTTGTCTTTGGCTTAAAAGTCATGGCCGCTTGTCTTTTTTCCTCCCTAAACTTTGTTAACCAATCGTAAATTACAGCCCCGTCAAACCTTTTAACCTCACCATATTTAGCCGCCATTCCGTTCATCATGGCAAGTCTAAAACAATCCATGCTAAGATCGCTATATTGGTTAATTATGAAGTCTGAAATGCCATTTAGTTGGTCAGGTGTTAAGTGCATGAATGTTGCAAGGTTCTTATTATGTCCGCTTATAACGTGAATGATAGATTCCTTAACTCCCATATAATCTTGATGGATTAAAGAGCCTATTTTAACGGGCTTATCTTGGAGTATTTGATTAATACTTAGCTGTGGTAGCTGCGTGGATTGCTTCGATAGTTGGTTCGTTTCCATTTGTTTTGTTTTTAAGTTCAAAAAATCCATTCCATCCATTAGCCATAGACTGCTCCATTATTTCAATGGCTGTGGTTTCGTTTCCTTTGGCTAGTTTCATTAGGGACTTTTTAGCCATACCCTCGCCTATTGGCTTGTAAGTAAATCCATGCTGCTCTTTGCGGTATTGTTTCCAAAGTTCCCAGCATTCATCTAATTCGGTAGATTGTATTAGCATACTAAAGTAATTAAATAAGTTCCAAGTAAAGAACCTAACCCAGCCCCAAAGGAGTAGGTTAGTTTCTCTTTAAATGTTCCAAGTGCTATTCTAGTTACGTTATAACTCCAAATAAATGATATTGTAAAGGCACAAATAAAAATGCCTAAAAACAATACCTTAGATATTAAATAAGTGTTAACGCTTACAAAAAACACTTGGAGAAATCCGGTTATAAATATTTTCATAATATTAAAAGTTGAGCCTTAGCAACCACAGCTGCATTTACGTTTTTCTTAGCAAGATCAAAATAACTTTCTTTTAGTTCAAAACCCATGCCTTTGCGGCCCATTTTAACGGCTTGATAAACTTCGCTACCAATACCCATAAACGGTGTAAAAACGGTATCACCTTTATTACTGTATAAATGAATAAGCCTTTCAATAGTATCTAACTGTAAAGGGCAAATATGCTTCTCGTCATTATCTTCACGGCCATTTCTAAACCCTTGTAAAGTATTTCCATAATCAACATCCATCCATACAGGGGATGCGTATTTTTGCCATAAATCTACGGGTAAATCGGTATTTGTAACAGGGCTTACACGTTCCCCATCCTTTCTAAAAATCATTACATAGTCAGGAATACCTACCCTGCTCATAGTGCTATCCTTTTTAACTTGCTTATGAAGTAATCCGAGTGCCTTAGTTCTTTGCATTTCTACCACAGGGTCTTTCCAAATAGTTACCCGACTAGCATAAATAAACCCAGCATCTTCAAAGGCTCTTAAAATCATTCCGCTAAAATCCCTTAATCCGATAAAGCCCTCTTTACCCTTTTGAATAGGCAAGTCCATACAATGTACTGCTACATTACGGCCTGATATCATAACCCTATAAAGTTCCTTTATTAAGAATCCAAATTGAGTTAAAAACTCGGTATAATCTTTTGAATTACCCATATCTTCTAAATGACTTGAATAGGTGTAAAGTTCAGCAAACGGGGGACTGAAAACAGATAGCCCTACCGATTCACTTTCAACTTCCTGAATGAGTTGAACGCAATCCCCTCGTTTAATTTTATACCATTCATTTGATTCTTCGGTAGTATCAAAGATTGCATTAGTCATTAATTTGCCGTTTAAGTTATCATTTACGGCCTTTGCCATTTCATCTTGCATAAGTTCAAATTGTTTTTGTTTGTTGTTTATAGATTGGTTTACGTTTGCCATTGTATCGGTAGTAATAAGATAGATATTTACTTCATTCTTTTGCCCGAAACGATACGATCTTCTAATGGCTTGGTATAAACCCTCGAAGCTAAAGTCTAATGAGGCGAAAATCTGATTCCTACAATTCTGGTAATTCATACCAAATGAAGCTATCTTTGTTTTAGTTATAAGGATGCGAAAATCATTATTAGCAAATCCCAAAAGTGTTTTTTCCTTATACTCGTTAGTATCACTTCCTTTTACTTCCTTCGCCTCTGGTAGCATCTTTCTTAACAAGTCCCCTTCCTCATTTTGTTTAACCCAAATAATGAAGTTTTCATCCGGCTTAGAATTTACAATATCAACTACCTCCTGTAAACGTAAATCTTTTGTTAACCTTAGTTCCTGATTAAAGTTAGTGGCTGAAATAATAGCATCGTTAAACAAAGACCCGTTATCACGTTTAGGAGTTACTATTTGCCTTTCAATTAAGTTAAGGCTTGGTAGGTTATACCCTTCCATTGTAAATCCAATATCCTGAGGCTTGTTAAGCATGATAGCCCAACTACCTACAAACTGATAAAACAATTTAACAGCATGGCCTTTTAGCCTCCATTTAGCCGTTTCCCCTCCATCATGGATAAAGTACATGGCTAACATTTCATTGCGACCCATAACATCTAAAAATTCTGCATGGTTTCCTAACTCCATAGGATCGTTAGGTGATGGGGTTGCAGTACACGCTAACTTATAAGGAGTATCTTTAAATCCGTCTATAATTTGTTTTTTAGTAGCCCCTTCAAAGTTCTTTAAAATACTACTTTCATCCAATACGATACCCGAAAAAAACGAAGTATCAATATTGTCTAATTGTTCATAGTTGGCAATGTAAATACCCGCCATACTTTTAGCATCAGTGCTATATCTATAAACAGGTATTCCAAATTTATCACCCTCCTTTATTGTTTGACCTACCACCGCTAAAGGTGCTAAAATCAAAACACTATCGCCAGTTTCATTCATTACTTTATTAGACCACTCTAATTGCATTAGGGTTTTACCTAATCCACAATCTGCAAAGATAGCATACTTACCAGCTTTTAAAGCCCGTTTAACTATGAATTTTTGGAAGTCAAACATTGAATTATTAAGGTCTGATTCATTAACATCAAAGCCGCTAAAAACATGGCTCTTTTGTTTACTTTCTAAAAATTGTTTGTATTCGTTCATTATATTTGTTTTTTTCTTATTTCTTTATTCATTTGATCTCTATGTAGGTGGATGTTATGCTTCAATAGTACATGATGCTTTACACTCCTTAAATACCTCCACTTTTTATTCTCAAAGATATGGCAAAGGTTTAATTCTTTTGCCTCAATTAGTTCCCTACAAACCCTAGTTACTTCACCAGCATCAGGCCAATACCCTAACTTCAAAGATAGTAACTGACTTAGCAGTGCCGTTGTAAAGCGTTTGTCCATCGGATAGGCTAGGAGTATTGACTTAATTGCTAGTTTCATTTTATCAAATTAATTAATGATTCCAAGTAAATTACAACCTCCATAGAGTTATCAAAAGACCTACATACTGCATCATATTCGGATTCAGATTCACCACTTATGTAAACTATAAAATATTTTGTGCTAATAGTACCATCATGATCTACCCTTATTGTCTTTTCATAACTTATTGCAGTACCTAATTTTTGGGTTGATTCAATAAGTAAAGACTGTATCTTGTTTTCCATAACTAAAAAGGTAAGTCGGTTTTATCATTGCTATCATTCTTAGGAACAAAGGTATCTTGCTCCATGTACTTAGTTCCGGGCTTATTCTTTGATTCCTTAATAACTAGGTTAAAATAACCTTTGTCATTGCAGTTGTTAATCATTTCGGCTAATTCTGTTTTCTTAAAACTTATCTTAGTCATTTCCCCGTATTGGGTTGCTATGGTTTTTACGTTACCAAAAAACTTCTTTTCGTTGCTCATTTTATTGTTTTAATTTGATTTCTAAAAATGTTAATTCCTCATAGGCTGATTCTAAAGAGTGGCAAGATATGTGGTTAGTAGGCTCAACTTCAAAGCTGTTACCCGTTCTTACATTTACCCATATATCCACTCCAATAACATCACCTTGTTCAAAGATAATATCTAAACTAACTCCAAACATTCCAGCCTTTGTTAGCTTCATTGCCTTGTCAAATAGTTCTAGTATCATAGGTTCATTTGTTTTTCAATGTATTCAGCGCAAAGTTGTAACTTATCATACATTTTGGATATTTTTTCATCCGAGTATTCAACCGCAAATCTAATACATCTTTCGGATAATGGTACTTGCTCAAACATCATGTTTTTACGAATGTCGCTTTCAAGTTCTTCGGGTACTTCAACCATTCCTAACTTCCATCCTGTACGTCTTATTTCATCTTGTACAAGCGTTTCGGGTGTATCTACTAACAAGTGTATAACCTCAGCAGTTTTACAGCCTGTTAACTCCATGTACCCTAATACCTGCCATTCATACTTAGGATTAATTTTCTTATTCTTAACATGGCTGAATAAATCCCATGAGGTTTTAACATCAATGATCTTACCTTCGTGTATAATATCCGGCTCACCTGTTATAACCCCATTAGAAAACCTTTCCTCATTCTTTGAGTAAATGATACCATCAATGGCTAAAAGTAGTCCTATGCTGTCGGTTTCCATCAATAGACCTTTCTCAATGTACTTGCTGGTTATATCCTTTTTAATACCGTACTTTTTAAAGATAACCATTTCATCTAAATAAGCCTTGCAGGTTTCACCAAGTAAATCCGACTTATCACGGCTGCCTGTCATTAGGTCGCCTAATTTCGAGCATCTAAACATTGCCTAATTCTTTTTTGCGGTTAGAAAATAGTTTAAGTATCTTGGTATCTTTGCCAATGGTATTAGCGTTTGACTTGTAAACGAGTTCTAATTCTTCAACAGTTGAACATCCGTTAACTAAGTTTACCCAATCGGATAAGTCTTCCGTGTCTTTGCTTGGTGGTTGTTTACTATCTGAATCCTTATTATCGTCTATACAAAACAAGCCGTTTAAAGCGTATTTACGTGCATAGCTTGAAGCTGCACCCGTAACCTGACTTGCCGACATTCCTTTGACATTTTCTTCTTCACGAGCCATAGCTGAAACACTATACTCTTTTTCCCCATCAAATAAGCTGACGGTAGCCTTAATATAAACCCTACCACCTTTATCAATAACTTCATCAGTCAATAATAAAAGGCACTTATTTTCGTACAATAAAGGCTTTACAGCTTCTAAAATATCTTCGCAAGATCGGTAGTTATATTTACCAAATGCGTTAAACTGCCCTTTAGGTGCTTTAAGTGAGTTTTGAATGTTAATCAGTTTTTCCATGTTTGTTTTATTCTACGTTTTTATAAAGTTGTATGAATCCTGTAATACCATCAATGGCTTTTTCCTCACTTGAAAAGGTTAAGCTGTGGAACTTATCAATGTTGCTATCTTTAAAATAGATAGTAATGTTGTTAAGAATGTAATACCCTTCTACCTTATGGAAGTTGTGGTTAACTTCAAAACTTTCAGCTTCGATTATCTCGGCAGCGTCTTTTGTTAGATTGTGTAATTTTTCCATATGCTTGTTGTTTGTTTATGCAAATATAGTAATTATAATTATATAAATGCAAGATTAATATACGTTAACAGTTATTTAACAATTAACAGGCTTTTGATCTAAAACAGCCTTTAGTGCCTTATACCTTGCCGTGTAAAGTTCATCCCTAAACATTAAATTATCATGCTGCTTTAAGTAATGAATGATACTTGAGTGATCTCTTCCGATTGTTTTACCTAATTGGGTTAAACTTATTTGGGCTTTATAGGTATCTCGAATGTAAAAAGCGTACATATTTCTAGCATCGCAGTAATGTTTGTGCCTATCACGACCTTTGAACCTGTCAACATCCAAGTTAAAAAACCTGCATACCAAGTTAATTAACGAATCGCTGAATATATCAAAATCACCTTTATAAACAGGTCTGGTATCTACAATATGTATCACGTACCTTCCATCAAAAAAAGTATTTGAAATCCTTTGCGCTTCGTTTTTCCTTTCAATCATAAGATTGAACTCATAGTTATCTATCATTTGCTTTGTATTTAAAGTTTATAAGCCAACCCATGCCCGGCATAAGTGAGGCTAGTTCTAAAATTAGGTTTATCATATTAAAAAGGACATTCAATGTTAGTAATTTTTTCTAACTCGTTTCTTAATGAAGTCAATGAATAAAACTTACCGGATATGCAATATCCTATTGAGCCTCCATTTTTAACCCGTTTCACTATTTTATTTCGCTTTGAATTTATACAGATACCATCTTTTGTAAACTTGTAATGAGTATGGTCTTTTAACTGCCATATTACATCGTAAGTAGTTGATACTGTTATTTTCATTGTGTGGTATTATTTCTTATATACGGTAGTTAGCAGAAAGCACTACACTACTGCTAAAATTGAACATTCGATTATTTCTTGACATAATTCTTTTGGTATTTTTGAACGGTTAAAACTTCCTTTTTTGCCTTGTGTTCCTGTTTTAGATCCTCTTGGTGCAGGTTGGTGATGACAATTTTTGTTTCCGTTGTGGCACATTGGTCTTGGTTGCCATACTTCGCTATTAGTCCATATATCCGTTGGCTTTGCTCTGTCATCGCCATAAGTACAATACCAAACCGTATGCCTTTTAAATCTTTGCATAAATGGCATTTTACGCATCATTCCTCTTGGGTTTTCAATAAAGAATACCATTTTAGGATTTATTAAAAGCCATTCATCAATAAGGCTTATAAAATGTTTATTTACTGCATCACATTTTTTAGCGTATTCGCTTTTTGGTTCTGTTCCGTTTCGGTGTGTGCTTATTGCTGCAATAGTGTAAGTAGTGCAATCAGGCGAAGCCCAAACCACATCAGGAATAAATGGAACGTCTTTTGTTTGTAATTCCTCAATATCAATGGCTAAATCTATTTTATCAAACTTTTGCCAATCAACACTAAAAACATTCATTCCTTTTGCTTCGGCTACACTTCCAACGGATCGAGAACCAGCGAACAATTCGACCAAATTACCCGTGCCTTCTGCTAACAAGGGTTTTGCAAAAGCAGGGCTTTGGTGCATGTTTTCAACATTTGTACTTTCTTTTGTAATTATTTAAACTTTTGTACTATTTAGCCCTGCCTTCGCAAAGCCCAGAACCGTTAGCGGAAAGCATTAGCACCCTGCTTATCATTGAACATTTTTACCCTTTGTTCGTCAATTTCGTATGCTATAAATTTTCTGTTTAATTCTTGACAAACTTCTCCAACTATTCCACTTCCAAAAAACGGATCTAAAACAATCCCATTTTCAGGGCAAAAGCATTTAATAAGTATTTGCATCAAATCTTTGGGCTTTGCAGGTATTTTACCTGTATGTGGTTTATTAAAATGATAGTGGTCTCTTATCCAAGTTCCTTCGTCTGATTTATCAAATTGCCTTCCTTCTGCTTTATAGTCTCCAAATACCTTGCTACTTCGTTTCATTGATTTTGTGCCTTCATTGTAATCTAATCCAGTTCTTACATCAATATAAAAATCTTTTGTAAGTGTAAGCCAGAATATTTTTTGGAATGATACAAGTGGCATCCGCTTACTTACCCAAGCACCACCATTTGAAAAGCTCCAAATAATTTCACGCCTAAAAATATGGTTCACTTCGTTTCTCAATTCGTAATCAAACGGCTGTTTTGTAAAGCAAATAATATTTCCAGTTAATTTTGTAACTCTTACTGATTGGCATATTAAACCATCCCCACAAAGTTTATCCCAATCTTGATAATCAGGGTCTAATATTGTTAGGTCAATACTGTGGTCGTCTAAATCGCAAATTAAATCCATTGCGTTCCCTTGAATTAACCCATGCCTTCCGCTAACATCGGCTTGGCAAAATGGGGGCTGACTGCTTTCTATCATCTTTTATCTGTTATTGAACATTAGTAATTCTAATCGGCTTTGGTGGGTATACTTCCCCCACTTCGCCAAGCCGCGACCGTTATTCTGTATCTGCTAAGTAACTTAAATAGTCGGACTTCCAATCTTGAATAGCAGATTCAATATCCACGTTAAGCGCATCACAAAGTTCATACGGGTCTGGTTCGATCTCTATTTCAACTTCGTTTTCGTTTTCATCGAATGTAGTAAACCTACCACGATAATCCACCTCCCCATCTTCATCAGTCCAAACATCACCTTCAAAGTCTATCCCATTTGGGTATTCTTTGTAGTCGAGTGCTAAGTCAGTTGCCTTGTTTGAAAAAAGTTCTATTCTCATAACTTAGTTTTTAAGGCTTTTTGCATTAGTTTATCGGCTGTTACTTGGATAGCCCATCCTTTTAATTCGGCTAACTCCTTTACCTTTTTAATGGTATCAGGGTCTAATTGCCATGTTACTTGTTGTTTGCTCATGTTATTTGTTTAAATGGGTTAAAATTATTACCGATAGTATAAGTAGGGTAAAGCATACCACTAGTCCTTTAATTAGGCTTCGCTTGGCTCTTGTATTTGTAAAATCTCTCATATTTGTTTTTTCGTTTTTGAATACAGCAAAGTAAGCAATTATAATTATAATGTGCAAATATTAAATTGTTAAATATTTGTTAATGGTAAAAACGCCTTTTATTATGCTGTTTTATTCGATTAGACATGGCTTCGCTAGGTTGCACCTATCCCTAAAATAACAAAAGTCCTTTAAGTTAGTGCAACTGTTTAGCAATTATAGTAGTCCCCTATCCGATATAGTATTTTATATCTATTAGTTAATAGCACCGTACACCGGGTTCAAACCTATTAACGACCACCAACCATAAACCAACCTAGTGCAACTTGTTTACGGCCTTGATAATTACTCACTGCTTTAAATTACAAATTGAATTGGTGAAACTCAGTTATCGTGGAATCTCAAAATGTATAAAAAGCGTTTGTTTGAGTTGGTTGGCTTAACAGGCCGTTGAGTCTAACAAATATTAAACACTCAACTATGTAAAAAAGTGAAGCCCGGGAATGACTGTACGCGAATACGACCCGGGCCTTTGAAATAAATATTTTTAAGTTAGTTGTCATTATTCAATCATATTCGCATCACAAAACTATGTTTTAATTTTGTTATTTGCAAATCTTTTTTGTAAATTTGCAATACAATAAGCAATCATGGAAGGTAAAAAACTAGAGCCAACAGCGAGAAACATCATTTTTAAGTGGTGTCAAGAATATAAAGAAGACCCTAAAAAATATTTAAAGCCGGGTATTTTAAGAATTATTGCCTATGCAGTTCGAGTAGGCCAGTACATAGGTATTCAACAAAGTAAGGACGCTTTACACGCTATAAAGGATGAGCCAAAAGAAGAAGGAGAAGCCGGAGGAATCAGTGAAGCCACAATTATCGACTAAATGCCAATTATGCGGACATCATACCAAATGTAAAGAACAATGCAAAAAACGGCCATCATAGTTTTAGAATATTTAGAGCAAAGTTTTCAACAAACATTGGATTGTTTAGTAGGATTAGATGCTGATATATTTTATGCTTACCGTGATGGTGTTGGTTCAATGAGTAGAGCCTACAATGATGCGTATAAAAAGCACGTTTTAGGTATGCAATATGAGTTCGTCTGGTTTGTGAGTAATATTACTTTTACCAAGATTGACTTTGATAACCTAGTAAACGGCATGGGTACTTATGGGGCTGTTCATCCTTCGTTTAATTCAGATCACAAACATATACAATGCGATGGGTCAGGATTAGTTAAAGAGGTTAGTTTTATAGAGTTTACCGCTCCAATGTTTAGGACATGGGTATTTGAGAAATATATGTTAGATGAGGGTTATTGGTATTGGTTTTATGACTTGATAATCAGCAAGCGGATGCGTGAAGACGGTATAAAGATGGGAGTTAATCACGGAGTAAAAGTAGGCCATGCTTATCTAAGGAATAATAAAAAAGAGGAAATAAGCAAGATAAGGGAGAGTTTAAGGAATTGGAGGCATAAGATAGAGGTAAAGAAGTTGGAAGCTGAGTTTGGTAAAAATTGGAATCAAATACTATTCAAATATGAAAATTAAAGGAGCAGACCACGAGATTAACTTTTGGAAAGACTTTGTTAAAACAGATCGTTTTTTGGAAGGATGGGCAAAAGATGTAAAGACCCCGGAACTAAATGATATTGTTTACGGGTTCTTAGTAGGGCATCCAAAGGCTAAAGTTTTAGATTGTGGTAGTGGAGTTGTTTCAATCCTAAATGGTACTGTTAAAAATGATGATTTAATTGTTTGCGATCTTTTAGGGGATGAATATGCAAAGATATTTAACTATGAGTTAATGGGCTGTAAAAAACCTGAGCCTTATGGGTGTGAGGACTTGCCGTATGAGAATGAATTTGATATTGTACATATAAGCAATGCGTTAGACCATACACAAGATGTTTTAACAAGTTATAACAAGCTGTTAGGAGCTGTAAAAAAAGGAGGCTTTTTAATTATACAAGGGTTCGAGAATGAAGGATTACAGGAAAAATGGCAGGGTTTCCATCAATGGAATTTAAGTGTAACCGAAACAGGAACTTTAAGAGTTGAACATAAAAGCGGCAAGATTGACTATATTGATAGTGGATTGTTTTTTAAAAAGATTTGGATTGAAATGTTAGGACGGGAGTGGTTTATTTTTATTGTACAAAAATGAGTAATATAAACGTAATAGTAACCGATTGTGATGGGGTTTTAACCGATGGTAAAACATGGATGACCCAGCATGGCGAAATATCCAAGGGTTTTAATACTAGGGATGTATCAGCAATCCGTGAAATGATAAGCATGGGATATGAGGTTTATATTGTAACCGCATCTTCATGGCCGGGTACTGAAAAATGGGCTAAAAAAACAGGTGCAACAGTTTTATACCTAAGGGATAAGCAGAAAGTAAAGGACTTAATAGGCAATAAGGCTTATATAGCGGTTGGTGATGATGTTTGGGATTTTGGATTATTGAAAGGTGCTTATAGGGCTTTTTGCCCAAGTGATAGTTTAGAGGCTATAAAGGCTACTAAAGGAGTAACTATTTTAAGGACTGAGGGAGGTAAAGGAGTAATGGCTGAACTATTAAAGCATTTAGAATGAATTTACTAATAAGCATACCAGCATTTGCTAAACACGGAGGTATAAGAATACTTATCGAACTTGCTAACAGGCTATCGAAATGGCATAATGTAACGATCTATTCTTTACAGGGTTTGCATGGTATTGAATATTGGAATATAAACGAAAAAGTAAAAGTAACTGATAAGATAGACTTTGAAGGTCAAGATACCTTATTAATAGGATCACCTCATACGATCCATTTACAAGATACTTTCAAAGGCAAAATTTTTATCCATCTGCAAATGATGGAACATTTATTTAGTGGTAATGCCAAATGGAAAGAGGAATGTGTTAAAACGTACACAAGTAAACACCCATTAATGAGTATATCCGAGTGGAACATTGAACAGTTAAAAAACGTTTATAAAAGAACAGCCCCGACTTACTACATTGGAAACGGCATAAACTATGATGAATTTCCGATTGACTTTAAGGAAAAAGACTTTAAAACAGTTTTAGTAGAAGGATGGAACGCTGGAAACCCGTCAAAAGATACCGAAAACATTGCCCCTAAAGTAGCTTTAAAACTAAAAAGGGAAGGTTATAATATTATCACGTATGGAAGGGAAGCCCCAAAGTATATGAGTTATGTGCCGGAGGAGGTTTACATAAGCCCAGACTTAAAAAGGTTAAATAGTCTTTACAGCCGTGCAACTATTTTGTTAAAGGCAAGTAAATATGATGCAAGGTCATGTAGTCCAATGGAAGCAATGACAAAAGGAACGGTAACAGCAAGGGCAATCATAAAAGGGGATGATGACTTGATAAACAACGTGAACTGCCTAAAGGTCGGATATAGTGAGCAGCAACTTTACAAGGCGGCTAAAACACTCTTAACAAATAAGGAGGTTTACAAAAGTTTACAAAATGGATGTAAACCCGCTTTAGAGTACAATAATTGGGATGAACGCATAAAAGAAATAAATAATATTTTAACAAATGGTTAAACAATTAGTTTTAGGAGCCGGAATAGGATGGAATAAACTACCAAACCAAACATTAGTAGATATTATCCCAGCTGAAGGAATAGACTTAGTAACCGATTTAAACAACGATTGGCCTATAAAAGATAATGACTATCATTCTATCATAGCCATTCACCTAATAGAACACCTAAATGACTTAAGGCACTTTATGAATGAAGCCCATAGGGTACTAATGCCCGGTGGAACTTTGTACATTGAAACACCAATAGCAGGGGAAGACCCGGACTTAGAATTTGCCGACCCAACCCATGTAAGATGCTACCGACCTCACACGTTTATTAACTATTTTTCAATCGAAGGGATAGCAAAGTTTGGATATACTGACAAGGCATGGGGAAACCTACATATTGAAAAAAAGGACAGCGTAATGATTATTCACTGTATGCCAATAAAAACAGAATTAATCACAAACTCAATATACTAGGATATGTTAACACTACTAAAAGCAATAATAGAATTAAGAACAATTAACCACTATTGGAGATAATTTACTATCTTTGTTATTTAGAATCATTCTAAACTATATAAAATGAACACAACAACCGTTAAAATATCAGAAATAAAATTTAACCCCAATAATCCGAGGCTTATAAAGGATGATAAGTTCCTAAAGTTGGTTAAGTCCATTTCCGAGTTCCCTGAAATGCTATCAATAAGACCAATAGTTGTCAATGAAGACATGGTTGTTCTTGGCGGTAATATGAGGCTAAAGGCTTGTAAGGAAGCTGGGCTAAAAGAAGTACCAATTATAAAGGTTACCAACCTAACAGAAGACCAACAGCGGCAGTTCATTATAAAAGACAACGTAGGCTTTGGTGAATGGGATTGGGAAATGATAGCCAATGAATGGGATGTTGAACAAGTAGCAGAGTGGGGCTTAGATATTCCTGACTTTGCAGGTAAGGTGTTGGATGCTCAAGAAGATGATTTTGATGTTCCTGAAGGCGGGATTGAAACGGATATTGTTTTAGGCGATTTGTTTGAGATTGGGCAGCATAGGTTATTGTGTGGGGATTCAACAGATAGTGACCAAGTGGCAAAGCTAATGAACGGACAAAAGGCTGATATGGTATTTACAGACCCTCCTTATGGAGTTGACTATAAAGGAATAAATAACGATGATAGGGCTGGGCTTAAAGATTTACTTAATGCAGCGTTTTCCAACTACACAATAAATTCAAAAAGTGGAGCATCGGTTTATTGTTGTCATTCAGATAAATGCAGCGATATTTTTAATGAGGTTTTTAGGAATCATTGCCACTTTAGTTGTCAAATTATATGGGTAAAAGATACTTTAGTTATGGGGCGTGGAGATTACCATTCAAAGCATGAGCCTATCTTTTACGGTTGGATATTAGGTGGGTCGCACAAATTTGAGGGAGACAGAAAGCAAACATCGGTTTGGGAATTTGAAAGACCAAAGCGCAGTGAATGTCATAGCACAATGAAACCCGTAGGATTAGTAGCTAAAGGGATTTCAAACAGTAGTAAAGGTGAAGATTTGATTTTTGATTTATTTCTTGGTTCGGGAACCACTATGGTTGCAGCCCACCAATTAAACCGTAAATGTTACGGCATGGAATTAGACCCTAAATACTGCCAAGTAATAGTAGACAGGATGTTAGCCTTAGACCCTACTATTGAGATAAAAAGGAATGGAGAAAAGTATATTCAAAACAGTAAAAAAGCAGTAAATGGCTAACCCAAAAGGAAACCCGCAAAACTTTAAGCCTTTTAAAAAGGGACAGTCAGGTAATCCAAAGGGGAGGCCTAAGAAATTACCTCACCTAGAGGAGCTGTTAAAGGAGGTTTTAGGAGAGGAAAAAAACAACATAACATTGATGCAGGCTATAATTATGAAGATAGCCAATAAAGCTGTGTCAGGTGATATTAATGCAGCTAAGATATTACTAGAGTATGCTTATGGTAAGGCAAAGGAGAGTGTTGTTAGGGAGGTAGCAGAAGTAAAGACAATTATATTTAGGCATGAGCCGTTAGATGAGGAGTAAGTACGTTCTACATAAAAAGCAAAAGAAAGCACTCAATTTAATAACAGCCCCATTAGTTAGGATAGCTGCCTATGTAGGTGGTATTCGATCTGGTAAGACAATCGTTGGAAGCCATTTAGCCTTAGAAATGATATTGCACCGTGAAAACGAATTAGGTGGGATATTCTCCAATACTAATAAGCAGTTAACAAAGGCAACCTTAAAAGAGTTTAAAGGGGTGTTAGCATCGTATGGGTTATATGAAGGTGAGGACTACTTAGTGAATAAGAACCCAGAACGGATGTTTAACTATCGGTCAAAGTTTACCGATCATAGTGGGGTTTGGTCATTTTGGAACGGGGCGCAAGTATTTACATTCTCACTTGAAACACAAATAAGAGGTATTGAATTAGGATGGTCATGGGGCGATGAAATACAGGATAGTGATCGTAAGGACTTGGATGTGGTATTAGGTCGTATGAGTGGTAGCGATAACCCAAAAACATTTTACACGCTAACCCCTCCCGGTGCTAACCCGGATATTGATGAGTTAGTTTACGGGGATGATGCAATACCTACCGTATTTGGAACTACCTATGATAATGTTAAAAACCTACCAGCAGGATATATTGAAAGTTTAGAGAAGATGTATGATAAGTACACCTTTGCCCGTGAGGTAATGTGTGAACGTGTAACTATGGCAGGGTTTAATTGGCTTTATTCTTTTGAGAGGGCTAAGCACGTAAGCGATAGGGCTATTTACCAGCCTAACCAATTAGTGTATGTTTCATTTGACTTTAACACGAATCCTTATGTTTGCGTACTTTCCCATAGAGGTTATAACCCTGATACACAAAAACAGTACATTCATTATTTTGATAGCATTGAACTAACACCAAACATGATACAGGGTAAAGAGTATATTACGGCTATTGTAGATGAGATTAAGGCACGTACACCAAGCCAAGCCAAAGTAAATGCCTACATGATAACAGGCGATGCAAGTGGAAGGAGTCAAAGTGTATTAACTAAGGTAGGTGCAACTGCATGGAGTATGGTAATGGATGCGTTTAATATAAGCCCACAGGCGATAGTCGTACCACGTAAGAACAGCACTCACATAGATAGCCGGGTGTTATGTAATTCGATCTTTAGTAACTTCCCTGAGTTGTTAATCCATCCAAAGAATAAGAATCTAATAAGGGATTGTGAGTTTGTAAAGGCTAAGAATGATGGAAGTATTATGAAGGATAACCGGGCAAACGTATTAGAACAGGCGGATTTATTCGATGCGTTACGGTATGACTTAGCCACGTTTAATGCAGATTGGATTAGAATTTAATTTTGTATCTTTGTGTTATGGCAAACTATACCACCGATCAATACATTAAGAAGCTACAAAAGACGGCTAAGAAATTAGACATTAAGCCTTTTTACGAGGCTACTAATGAGATAATCATAATGCAGTCTGAAAGGATATTCAACAAGGGGATAGATAGTAAAGGTTCAGCTATTGGGCAACTGTCAACTACACCTACCTATATTTCATTAAGGCAGTCACCACGTAAGTTCAGCCCTAAAGGTAAGAATGGGGAAACCAAGTTTAAGAATGGTAAGATGCATAGGTCAGGTTATTTTGCAGGTGGGTACTATGCGTATAAGCAAACAGTAGGCAAAGCGGTGGCAGGAAGGAACATAAACTTGTGGCTTAGTGGTAACTTTAAACGAGGGTTCTTAAATAGTGCCAACCCTATTAAGGTAATGAATAACGGATTCGAGATTGTTTATAGCGTAAGACATGATGGGGGAAACCCCAAAGGCAAGGTAGAAGGAATAGTGGATAACTACCCATTAGCGTTTAAGTTAAGCAAAAAGGAACGTGAATATATCTTACAAAAGTTTACCGATATATTTGTAAATGCCATAGTAAAGTAGTATTTTTGTGGTATGCTCAAAGATGTAATTGATAACCGCAATATAGAGATAGCAACCTTAAACCTATTTAAAGAGGTTAAAGGGTTATGTGATTTCATAGGCCAAACTAAAGATGACGGAACGGTTCAAACATTCCCAGCGATATACACAGGTAAAGATTCTTATAAGTTTGTAACTCAATACGACTTTAGGAGTGGGGTTTTATTCCACGTTCAAACCGAATCAACAAACATTGAAGTATTATTAGAGCAAGGGTTAAGGGCTAACAACGATCTATTAAGAATGACCTACCCAATGCAATGTATAGCCATTGTAGGAAAGTCAAAGATAAACGATACAGCTTACACCCCTGAGGAAATAGGGCTTAACATCATTCATAAGTTAAGGGGCAATATAAACTCATTAAGAACTACCTTAAACCTAAACTCTATTAACGTGGAGGTGGGAACAATAAACACCGATAGCAAAGAAATAGATAATATCTTCCAGAATGTAGAGTTAAAGTTCAGGCATGATTTAGCCTTAGTTGTAATTGACTACAATGTGATATTGGATGGATATGATAATTGTTTTGAAACATATACTTGTTAAACATGATTTGCGTAACTGATTGCACCGAAGTAAAATGCCTTATCCAACCGGGTAACTGCACTGAGTCTTCATTATTGTATTTGGGCGATGTAACCCCCGGCACTGATTACACCGTTTACATTTACAATGAAACAACTAATAAGACTGAGGCGGTAGATTATACATCCAGCGTTTACGGCAGTTTAGA